AACGGCTTTAATCTAAAACCTTTCACCAAGTCTTTAGGTTTGTTAGACGGCTCACGCTTAATAAATTGAACCTTTGAAGCGAGGTCAAGTAGTTCTTCGGGGTCAAGGTCTTCTAACTCTTCGGGGTCTGTATCGGAAAGTATAGAAAGTGCCTCAATAGTTTGTAAAAATACGCTGTTAAATTCGTTTGGGTCAATTAGACTCAGTTCCTGCCATTGGCTCACTGTTACTTGACTCCAGTTCTTCGGTAGTTTCATCGACTTTCTTTTCGGCTATTTTAGTAATTTTTGAAAGTATTTCCATGATGTACGGGAAAGCAATTTCAGCACTTTGTTTTTTCATTAGATTCACTTTAAACTTTAAATGCGCAGGTGCGTAATGTTCAGTCCGGGTTAGGTCCGTTCGTTTAAATAGAATTGCAAGTGTTTGAGCGCAAAAGTCATCGGCTTGACTGCGGTAAATACGTTCTAAAAGTCCGAGGTCTTTAACACCTATTGACTCGTTGGCTTGGTAGGTATATTTGTCAATGACTAATTCAGTCACTTTTGAACCTTGTGGTATGTCCGACTTATTGAATAGCTTAATGTATTGCGCAAATTCTTCCAACTCCATGTTATCGAAAGCCTTTTCGGGTACACCTAGATAGATAAACTTTTCAATCCATTTTTCAATGGTATCTAGTTCCTGGTTATTTTCTATTTTGTTTAGTTCATCGAATTGTTGTATAGTCAATTCGTTTAATTGGTTGGGTATTTCGTTACCGTATATTTGTATCATTTCTTAAATTTTAGTTAAATAGTCCTGCCCAAGTAAGCAATAAAATATTTATACCTACCACCCAAAGGTTAATAAAAAAATTATACTTTCCTACCTTTTCTTCGCCATGTAAATAAGCTGCAAATAATAAACGCAACGCCCACAACGTAATTAAAATAAATATTGGTTCTCTTACCATGTTCTTAGATTTTAACCAAAGGTATAAAAATATTGTTTAAAAATTAACCAAAACTTTTTTAGTGTACTTATTAAGTCAATGGAAGGTTTACCTACTTACAAAATTACTATAGACGAAGCGTATAACGACGGCACCGAGCCACTAGGTGTAGATGCTATAGCGTTCACTGCAAACCCTGCAGTACTTGTTAAGGGTGTAGCGTTTAAGTCACAAGCTAAGAGCCATTTCGCGGACGAAAAAAAATACCGTATTACAGCGCCTGCTATGATACCTATGGACATTTACCGCCGCGACGACGAAATGGGTGAATACTATGTACAATTTACTGAGAATGAAATAGACACTATTTTCAAAGACTTCATGTTAAACTTGAACAACCGCAACTTGTTTAACTTAGAGCATGAAGGCGACAAAATTGTACCTGCCTATATTCTGGAAGCGTGGTTAGTTGACAACCCCGAAGGCGACAAGGCTAAAACTACGTTTGGTATTTCAGTACCTAAAGGGACTTTAATGGTGACGGCTCAAGTCACAAACACGGACTACTATAATAAGTTAGTCGAAGCAGGTCAAGTAGGCTTTTCAATCGAGGGCTTTCTAGGTCTTAAATTAAGCAACCAAATAAAAACAAATAATATGTTACCAGACGGAGAACACACACTCGAGGACGGTACAATCATCATCGTAAAAGATGGTGTTGTTGTCGAAGTTCAAGAGCCACAAGTCGATGAGGTAGCGATGGAAGTTGAAGCATCTAACGAAGTTGAGTTAGCTGAAGCAATGCCAACAGAAGAGCCTACTGAAGAGGAGGTTGTTGAAGTTGAAGTTGAGGCGGCTATTGACCCTGCGGCAGATGCAGAAGCTATCCTTGCAATCGTTAACCCTGTTTTAGAACAGCGAGTTAGCGAAATTTTGCAAGTCATTGCAGACCTTAAAAACGAATTAACTGAAACGGAGGAAGTCGCACCCGTTGAGGAAATTAAAATGAGCGCGGCACAAAAATTCACAAACTTACAGAACTTCTTAAAAAAATAAAGATGGCTAAAAAGTACAAATTCGATTTGACAGTTGACGCAAGTGCGTTGCTTCAAGCAAACCCAAGTGAGTATTATTCACTACTTTACGGAATGGAAAATGCGGTATCTAACTACCGTGTTCTTCCGGGAATTAAAAACAAAACTAAAATTGCAACGGTTCTTTTTGACAAAGTATTAGCTGAAGCTAATTGCGATTTTTCGGCGGTTAACGCAGATGTTAGCGCAGTAGAAATTGACGTATGCGCGTTGACTTCTCAAGCGTCAGTATGTCAATATGACTTAGAGCAGTCATGGTTGGCGTTGGAAATGGCTAAAGGTTCAAACTCAGATTTTTCTGTAGCTTCTTTTATGAACTTCTTCTGGGCTACAATGGCGAAGAAAGGACACCAAGAATTAGCGCAGATCATGTGGCAAGGTAACGTTGCAGACGGAGTAGGACAACTTGCTTTGTGTGACGGTTGGATTAAGCGTTTGTGTACTGCGGGGGACTATATTCCTTCTGGAACTGCAGCTATTACTTCTTCAAACGTACTTGCTACAATGGGTACTGTTTTGGGTGACGCTACAGCTGAAATGTTGGTTAACCCTGCAATGATGCAATTTAAGGTATCTGCTGATGTTGCTGCTAACTACCGTATTGCAACTGCTTCAACTAACAACGTAACAAACGTAACTGTTGGTTTGGCTCTTACATACTTAGATATTCCTGTAGTAGTTGAATACGGACTACCTGCAAACACAATTATTTTGTCTGACTATACTAACTTTGTTTACGCTCTAGATGCAGAAGGTGACCAGGACAACTTGCAGATTGTTGACTTCTCTAAAACTACACTTGACCGTCGTATTGGCGCACGTGCAGACTTTAAAGCAGGTTTCTACGTTGTTAACACAGCACAAGTTGTTGTTTGGGGTGACATTTGCCCAGCTTAATCATTTATTTAGATAGTAGGGGGTCTAAACCGCCCCCTTTTTTTTAACTCTTAAACACTAAATAAAATGGCTTGTTCAACAATTACGTCTATCCTTAAAGGGTGCGACAACAATATAGGGGGTATTACTTCTATTTACATTAACGACCAGGACTCAGTTAATACTGACGAACTTGTTTTTGGTACACCGTGGACTATTACAGACTTCGGAACTTTGGCAGCGCAGTTTGTGCCGTTTGAGTTTCGCAGAAATACAGGAATGTATACAGAAGAATTGGCTAACGACCTTGTTAACGGTTCTCAGTATTACACTCAAACTGTAACTTTGATTTTCCACCGCCGCGAAGCTGCAAAGTCTAAGTCTATTAAAATTCTAGGCGAAGGTCAACGTGACCTAGCACTAGTAGTTGGTGATGCTAACGGTAAATATTGGTATTTTCCAAAGGCTCAACTAAACGCAGTTACGGAAGGTTCCGGAACAGCAAAAGCTGACGGGTCTAAATACTCAGTTACGTTCGTTGCTGAAAACGAATTTTTGGCTTACGAAGTAGATGCTGCTATTATCCCTGACATTATCTAATTAGATAAACGCTAAAAGGAAGGGGGTCGTAATAGATCCCCTTTTTTTATTTAACCAACTTTTCTAAAACGTACTTATTAAGTTAGTATGATATACTTAGAAAAAAATTCGCTTAATACCTTCGCGTTAACGTTAACTGAAAGTGCAACTATCCAGGCGCCTACATGGTTGTTTAAATTCGTGTGGGAAATGGACGAAAGTTTAGACCCTATTTATTGGGTTGGTGTTGACTATTCAAGTTACCCTAACCGCTACAATTTATTCTACTTAACAGAAGGCGACGACGCGACGTTCAAACTAGGACAATACCGCTACGAAATTTACGAAAGTTTAGAGCCTATTGTAGTGGACGAAAACACGACAGAAGAAGGCTTAAATAAAGTAGAAGAGGGCCGTATGGTTGTCGAAGGTATATCTAATTCAATTTATGACTAATGGGTTTATTGGGAAAATTTAAAAAAGACGACAGTCTTAAAGTAGTAGAAACAGGTTACCAAAGTTTTAGTACGCCATTTTTGCGTGTACCTGGTGGCAACTTGTCACTGCCGCACATTGACGTAAGATATACTACGCAAGGTTACGTTCGTTTTGGCGAAGACAATTTGTACCCTCAGTACTTGAACGAAATGTACTACATGTCGCCTTTGCATGGTTCTATTGTAGACTTTAAGACAAACGCAACTATTGGCGGTGGCTATACCTTCGACGAAAGTAAGCTAACAGACATGGAAAAAGTAGTACTTTACGCCTTTGGTAAAAAGATAGGGTTTAAAGACACGCTTAAAGTGATCACAAAAGACGTTATTTTACATGGCCGTTGCTACTTTTTAATTGAACTTAAAGGCGGTAAGACGTATAACGTTAAAAGGGTGGCACCTGAAAAGGTACGTATAAACCAAACTAAAACTTTATACGCGGTAAACGAAGACTGGCGTTTTGGCCTTCAAATTACTACCTACGAACCATACCACCCGGAATGTAAAGACGGAACGTACCTGTACGTATACGAACAAAAGAGCGTAGGACAGGACTACTACCCACTACCGCAGTACACGAGCGCGTTAAATTTCGCTTTTTTAAGTGGTGAATTGTCCTATTTACAAAAGTCTAACATACAAAACTCAATTTTTCCTTCGTTCGCTATGATGTTTCCTAAGAAACCACAAAGCGCAGAAGAGATGCAGCTAATTAAAGATACCGTTAACAAGCTAAAAGGCGCTGAAAACGCAGGAAAAGCGGTAGTGGGTAGTAGT